CTAGTGATCACTAAAGATCCGTGCACAGTGTATTATGGATTTGACTCGCAAAATCAGTATACAGGCATGCTATTTTTCATTAGATGATGATTTCATCATCAGTGAAGCCACATATTCATTTAAAGCGAATAATCAATCATTCCAGAGCAATTATCTACTAGGTTATGCGATGAATTATTCACCATATTTTGTGCGTAGAAAGAATTCTGGGACGTGGGAATCTGCCAGTAGTCAGGTAGATATCACTACATCGATAGTCTGTCATAGAATTGGATTAGCTAATAACATTGAGAAATACGACAAATGTCCGTCACCTGTAAATGGTTTGAATTCCTCAAATAGTAATGACGGATGCACACCGACAGTGACCGCTTTCATGTTCCCACGAATTGCAAACAACGAATTGTATATTAAGAAGTTCTATGTTCCGATGACGTATCCGGCCGTTGCTAGTCCTCTAAAAATCGGATACACACCGGGAAAACTGAACGCCGAAAACGTCTACAGTTTGAACGGCAAAAATTATATTTGTTTGAATAATGGGGTTATCGGCTTATTCGTAGAGGTCGAAGACCAGGGTTAACTATGGCACTATTAACATTAAATGAGATTTTTGCCAGCGGCGGCCAGCTCCCGCTGGTAACACTGGAGATAGAGAACGCGGAGATCGGAACTCTGCGCTTTATCCTGGACAATCAGCCGCGGACAATTAACGGGGACACCTACGAGGCGTCCGCCTTCACGGTGCAGATGCCCGAGAGGAGCGACAGCGGATTCTCTGATTTATCCTTCTCAATTTGTGGAGTTAACGGGGAGTGCTATCAATACATTAAGCGGGTGCTGAGAAGCAACTCCACCACCTATCTCACGATGAAGGAGCGGCACCCGGAAGACCTCAGCGACTTATACGCGTTAACCCTAACCATCACAGGTGGGCAGATAACCCGAGAGCGGGCGGACTTTACCGCAAGCTTCTGCGACATGCTTAACACGGAATTCCCGAAACTGCGTTATACAGCGCATAATGCCCCAGGACTTAAATATATAAAGTAAGAACATGAGAAACATTAACGACTACCTGCTGATCACTCATACGCCTAACGGCCGCCAGTTCCCAAGGCTGGACTGCTGGGGCCTTATCGTTGATTATTATCGCGAGAATTTAGGCGTAACATTATCAGACTACACTAGCCTGGACGCCAAGACCATGAGTAAAGGCCTCCAGTACGAACGCCAGGCGGGACGGTTCCAGGAAGTGCAGAGTCCCGAAAATAACGACATAATCGCATTTTTTATCGCCGGCAGGCTGTATCATGTGGGTATCTACCTAAACGGCAGAATACTGCACACCTCGGAGCGTAAGAACGCCCGACTGGAGAAGCTGGACGCCACCACCTTATCGCATCGGAGGTATTACCGATATGTTAAGAATTGAAGTCTACACCCGCGCGGACTTAAGTCGGATAATCGAACAGGTTACCCTGGAGCCGAAGGCCGGGGAGACCATAGCGGACGTCATGCGTAAGCAGTGCCCTGCGTATACACCGGAGCGAGCTCAGGCCTCTTACTTATCCCTATACGCCGACGGCGTTAAGATACCGCAGGACACCTGGAGCAGGTACCGCCTGGCCGGAACCAAGACCCTCCGCGTGGTAATTGAAGCGGGCGGCCTGGAAGCAGGGGCTATAATCGCCATAATCTCCGTCGTGCTGGCCGTGGCTTCCGCAGTGTACGCCATTATCATGGCCAACCGCCTGGGCAAGAATTTACAGAAGGAGACGAAGCAGGGCTCCAGTATCTACGATGTGAACGCACAGGGGAATCAGATAAACCTCACGAATGTGGTACCTGAGACCTTCGGCAAGTTTAAGCGCTTCCCCGATTATCTAGCGGATAAACATGTTTTTTACCGCCATAATACGCAATTTATAGACATGATTCTGTGCCAGGGCGTCGGATACTACGAGCGTGCCGGAGACGGCTCCGACGTGTACGTGGGCGAGACCCCGATCGGACAGCTCCCTGGGTGCTCCGTCTACGTATATGAACCGGGCGAAGAGATCACGGCGTACAACAGCCCCGAGGATCGCTCCTGGTATTGCTATTATTCAAGCACCCAGGTCACCGCAAGCGGTCACACCCTGGAGCCTGAGCAGACGGAAATTGAGCAGAGTCAACAGATTGACCCGACTGCAACCTTCAACGGCGCGCAGTTATCCGGCGGCTATTATCAGGTACTTAGCTACGGCGGCTTTGGATGCGCGGGAGGAGGCGTCTCCGCCCACAGGATATATAAGAACCTGGTACTCCCCTGGGATATGGGCGCCTTCTTCGCCATAGCCGGCGCGGTGGACATCCGTCCGCTGGGCGCGGGTGACACGCCACGCGATAACCTGGACGGCACCACCGACCTGGACGTTATCCTGCCTGAGTATTTCAATAATGCGCAGGAAAGCCTGCACAAAGCCTGGCTCCGTGAACGCCTAACCGAGACGGAGACCTACATCGACGAGAACCAGGAAGAGCAGACCCGCGAAGTTATCACCAGGGCGGGCGATGCCATAAACATTACCGCGGAAGCGGTGACCACCGTTATATACAGCATCGTCGGCGGCACCGCGGGCGTACAGACCGGGCGCCTATCCGCGACCAATTCCTTAACCTCCCAGTGCGAGCTTCTGGGCGTATCGTACGGCGCCGACGATGCGGCCACCCTGACCGTGGACACCGCAGAGCTGGAGCTCCCTGCCTTCCCTGCCGCACCTGCCGCACCTTATGGGGCATTTAACGTAACGACGGAGCAGACCAGATCCTTCACGGTAGCCCAACCGGTTCCTGCCGATTATACCTGGGGCTCCGATAATGGCCTCTACGAGCTCATGGCAAAGGACGGCAGTACCTACACGGTGCGCCGCATTAATGAGAGTTATGCCCCGGTACCCGGCTGGGTAGAATTCTGGAGCCAGAGCTTCACCCAGGGCGGGATCACGTTCACCCTGGACGATAACAGCACCGCGGGGCAGTACGTCGGCCCTTATCGCGCCTGCCCTTACGGAGCGACGGCCAGCATCTTCGAGTACGACATAAGCTTCCCGCAGGGGCTAGGCTACCTAAAGGACGACGGAACATTCCGCAATTTAACCGTGGCCATAGAAATCGGGTACCGCAGGGCAGGAAGCAATGACCCGTGGACTACTATAACCAGAAAATTCACGAACAACACCAACGACGAGCTGGCATACACGTACCAGCTCGAGACGGAAGAGCCCGGCGCTTATGAATTCCGGATGAAAACTTATCCAAGGCTGATAACAGCACCAGGGCCCTCAACACCTGCAAGTGGATCGGGCTTAAGAGCGTCATAAGCACCATAAATAAGTATGATAATATGACCGTTATGATCGGCAGGTTTAAGGGCTCCGAGACCCTGAGCGAGCTGAGCGCAAACCAGATCGCAACCTACTGGACGCGTAAGCTCCCGAACATCCACACCGGAGAACTGGAAGCCACCAGGGAACTGGCTCCGGCCATAAAGTATATTATCAATAATTCAAAGTACCACGGCATCATAAACGAGGAGAGCCTTCAGGAGTTCGCCGACATATGGGACGCCCAGGGGCTAACCCTGGACGGAACCGTGGACAGTGACGGCACCCTTCTTGAAGTGCTCCGCGATGCCTTGAGCGTGGGCTTCAGTTCACCCGTTATCGATAACAACAGGCTGGCCTTTACCCGCCTCCGTCCTGTTGACGATACGGAACCCCTGGCGCAACTGTTTACGCCGCAGAACTTAACGGCCAGCCCCGAGATAATTTTCAATTTACCGAAAGACGACGATGTGGACGAGATAGTCGTGGAATATACAAGCCCGGAGACCTACAAGGCCGAGACTATATACTGCCACGTTAACGACCAGGGCGAAGCGGAGATCACCCTGTACCCGCTGAGCAACCGCCAGGAGAAGCTTAAGGCGTTCGGCGTCACCACCAGACGCCAGGCGGAGGCCATGGGTATGAGGCGCCTACGCTACTTAAGAAGCACCAGGGTCACCTACAAGATAACCACGGAAATGGACGGCCTTAACTGCCAATTTAACGATCTTGTAGGCCTCTTCCTCGACGAAGACCTGAGCAACATAACGGGACGCGTAACGGCCTTCGATTATGAGGCGCTTACCGCCACTGTGGATATGGAGATTCCCGAGGCCTTAAGCTCGGGCGTTATCTACGTGCGACGGAAGGACGGCACCTGCCTGAGCACGACCTACATCCGAGAGGACAGCCACCACTTAACCCTGGCCGATACTCTGCCGGAGTGGGATCCGAGGTACGGTGAAGACCTGGAGCCTCCGTTCTTCGCCCTGGGCGAGCTGGTGCGATGCTGGGTCACCGCGGTGGAACCACAGGACAAGACTGTAAACTTAACGCTTATAAACTACGACGCGGCTGTATTTACCGACGACCTGCCGGAGCTTCGCGGCTACGGTATAAGCCCGTACGGCATAGCGGCTTACGGCATCTATTAAGGAGAGAACAATGGGCACTACACTACAAAACGGGATCTTCCTCCCGGCCGAAGGCGAAAGGAACTGCTACACAGGCCTGGCGTCCAACTGGACGATACTGGACGGAATGATCGGCGGCTACAGCGCACACGCGGCCAACCTTACGATCCACGTTACCGCGGCGGACAAGGAAGCATGGAACGGCAAAGCCGACGCTTCAGCACTAACCGCCCACACGGGCGACACCACGATCCACGTCACCGCGGCAGACAAAGCTAAATGGGACGCGGTAACGGGCAAGGCCGACGCTTCAGCATTAACCGCCCACACGGGCAACACCACGATCCACGTCACCGCGGCAGACAAGGAAGCATGGAACGGCAAGGCCGACGACTCAGGCGTCGTCCATAAAGCAGGGGCGGAAACCATAACAGGCGAGAAAATTTTTTCAAAGTATATAACATCCGACGGATCGAGCACAGAGGACGAATATTCCGACAATGCCAAAACAAATTTATGGCTTATGGCTAACCGAGACACGGAAAAATTGAGCGGCGTATTGTTTGATACGTTCCGTCAAAATACTGCACAGGGGACAGGTACACACATTTTAGGTTTTGGGATAAAAGAAAACAGTATCCGTTATGAGGGTTGCCGTTTTTCATGGATTTGGGACAACAATTTAAACGGCTATTCTTTTTCAATTAGGCCAACACTACAAGGGACTAATCAAGCAGTAGAACACTGTTTAGGATTAAGTACAGATAAATGGGATAAGATAAACGGCATAAATCCCGGTGCTTTATCTCTGCCTGATTTAACCGCAGGAGTGGACATAAGCGCATATATTACAGATATAACCGGAGCCTCGAATATAAATAAATTTACCCCGACGGCGGACGGTTGGATCAGTATAGGCTTGTCCAACGCAGATTTTATAGAAATATACATTCCATCTAGTTTAATAGGGGGATCGTTTACTAAATCCACCGTCAACAATTACGGCCAAGCGTTCATGCCCGTAATTGCAAATAAAGAGGTGCGCCTTGCGTTAAAGGGCTCATCAATCGGTTGGGCAAAATTCTACCCATGCCAGGGTAATGTATAAGAGGATCAGACAATGGCAGAAAATAACGAAATTACCGCGGAAGAAATAGCCGCAATGGAAGCGGAAGAACAGGCAAGACTTGACGCCGAAGAACGTGCACGCCTGGAGCATGAGGCGATGCTTGCCGCCTTCCCGGAAACTACAGTCTTTTATAACGAGATCATAGATCGCGGAGATGTTAAGAGCTTAGGCCAATGGGTAAAAGACGCCCACAGCGCCGACGCTTACGGCTGGCTTGACAACCACCTGGACGAGACCGATCTCACCTTTAAGCCGAACGCCACCGCGGGCGGGATTTATTATATAAAAGGCCATGAACCCGCCGAGGAAACACGCGAAGAAATGATCGCCCGCAGGCAGGCGGAGATCGTGGCGATGGTTCAAAACATCATAGACGAAACGGCTCAACAAAAGCGTTACGACGACGGCCTCTCATGTGTGTCGTATGTCGGCGACCCAGACGAAGAATTTAACGCCGATGCCGTGGCGTTCGTTGCATGGCGCGGGAGATGTTGGCGAACCTGTTACAACATTTTAAACAGTGTAAAGGCGGGAACCGTCGCACCCGAAGACGTGACAGACGATTACGTCCTGGAGCGATTACCAACGATGGAGTGGCCTACCGTGGAATAGGGGGGATCTGGATATGACCAAAATTAAAGCGTTCGCGGTATGCGATGCGGGGTACATTGACCCCGCAATTATAGCCCTAAGTTCTTTTATGAAATTTAACCCCGGGATCCCCGTCGTCGTGTACGTGGAGGCGGGTGTCAATTACAGGCGCCTCACCAGGGGGCTCCGCGGGTATCCCCTGGAGCTCCGCGAGGTCGAACTCCCGCGGTTACCTGAGCACACAGGCGTACGGAACCCGTACAGCGATTTATTCTTTAAGCCCGAAGCCCTGCCGGCATATGCCCAGAGAATTAAGGCGCTGGAGGAGATGCGTGCCGAGGCCGATTTTATCGTTAACATAGACCTGGACACGTTAACCCGCAACGGCATCGCGCCCCTATTTGATCGTGGCCTAGACCGTGCCTGCATCTACGGAGTGAACGAACGGAAGAACCGCGACCGCTGGATCTCCAGCCTGGGCGTTAAGGACATCACTGCGGGCCCCGTCTACATTAACACGGGCTTCGTAATATACGGCCGTGATGCCCTGCCAGCCGACCTCTTCCTGCGGTACCGTGAATTTTTAAAGGCCAACGGCCACGACCTCTTCTGCCCTGAGCAGGATTTTATCAACTATGCGCTGGCCGACCGCATCAGGGCGATACCTAATAACTATAATATGATGTTTACCGCGGAAGACTATACCCGCACCGCGCCCGTTATCATTCACTACCTCGGAGGCGCCAAGCCCTGGAGCGATCAGCAGCAAACCGATCCGCGCATGGGATACTACTTCCGTCTGTATAGGCGCATAGCGGAGCAGGAGCCTGAGCTCGCGCAGGAATTCCGACAAAAAATAGCCCGCAATACTTAACGCACCGCCCATTTATTGACCGCACTAAAAACGAGCCGCGTCATATAATGAAATTACGCTATAACTAAAGGAGGGCGTATTATATGGACGAAGTAACTCACACTATTTTACCGAATAATGGCGGCTGGGGCGGCACTGCCCTGGGTGCTGGCGTCGGCGGTCTTTTGGGCTCCTGGCTTGGGAATGGCGGTTTCGGTGGCTTAGGCTATCGTGGCGCGGGTGCGGCTGTGGGCTATGATACCGGAGCGCTTAACGGCATTCAGCAGACTGTTAACGGAATTCAACAGCAGATCGCTAATGCCGACCGCGATCTCCTCATTCAGACCAGCGGCCAGAACCAGTTCGTGGGCAACCTGATCAACTCCACCGGCGACGCCATCGTCGGCGCAGTTAACGCAGGCGCAAGAGACACCCAGGCGGGCATCTTCCAGAACACCCTGGCGCAGACTCAGAACCAGGCGGCGACTAACCTTGCCATGAGTAACGGCTTCGGAGGCCTTAACCTGAACATCGCAAGCCAGGGCGCACAGTCCCGTCTCCAGGCTCAGGAACTTGCGAGCCAGCAGAAGGACTGCTGTTGCCAGGTGCTCCGTGCCATTGAGCAGGAAGGATGCGCTAACAGGGAGCTCCAGAGGGAAATCCAGACCCAGGCGCTCCGTGACGTCCTCACCAACACTCAGGCGGAGAATGCGGCGCTGAAGGCTCAGCTTTTCCAGACCAACGCCATGGCCGCGCAAACTGCCGCGATCATTAACGCGTTGAAACCTACCACGGCGACAGCCGGATAACTTACAGGAGGCCTAAGACATGGCTACAACTTTAAATCCCTACTTAACCCGAGTTAAGCTTCTACAGGGCGCGACCCTGGCCGACCTCGAGGAAGCAATTAACGACTTTATCGCGGACGACCTCGAAACCGGCGAGTACGTAACCGGCGTGGACGTGGACGTCACTACAGTGAGAGACGCGCCTAAGCCAACCTCTTTATTTACCGCCACTGTGTCCATCGTCGGAAGCACTACCACCGAGTAAGTAATAAACTGTGAACCAAGCCCCGCACAACGGGGCTTTTTTTAAGGATAATTATAAATGGACATTGTTACAATCAGACGGCACCGCGATAATGAGGCGGTGCTAGGTTCCGCGCATAATTCAGAAAAACATGCGCGTTACGAAGACGACGACATATACCACGGGAGCCCTGATAAGGACTACATGAAGCACTGCCATGAGGTCGACCTTAACCCGCCGAAGACCTGGGAGAAGTACGACGTTAACACCGCGGCAGGCATGAAGAAAATCATCGAAATGGAATACAGGGAACTAATGAGCGCAACCACCCATGAGGACACCGTGGAGAACATTTACCACCTATCGGTCGCGCTCCTCAGATTCTGGAGGCTTCACAATGACACCGACCACCACACCGGCACCAATTAACCCTGGACTGCTGGCCAGCATTTACCAGGCGCAGGGAGCGCCCGCCCTTAACCTTACCCAGATCGACGGGTTCCAGCCCGCTCAGGAATTCACGGACGGAAATGGGATCACCTGGCGCCTGGTTAAGGATGCCCGATCAGGCATGAGCGAGATCCCAGACCCCCAGGGCGTGAACATTACGGACTACTGGAACCATGAGATCCCGGGGAGTAAGGGTAAAGTATATTTATACGTTGTGGAAGGCATCAGGGCACCGAAGACGAACCGCGAAGCTCCCTGCCGTATCTTATATGCCTGGTTCAGCACCGTGAACCAACCGGCGTTCGCTCCGGGGATGATACGCCCGCAGGAGTGGCTCGTCGCAAACGTCTACGCGGCCGCGGTGGGCGATGCCCGCCTGAGCAAGCTCCAGGCCTTAACCGGGACACTGCAACAGCAGGCACCTGCGCAACCGCAGGCACCTGAGCCTGAAGCACCCGCTCCCCTTATCCGAATGGAGGACATAACAACCAATGACAGCACTAACACCGGAACAGCAGGAACGCCTGGACAGCTTCCTGGACATAATCAGGGAAAGCGCGGCGGAAATAATAACCGATAACCGATACGGCGACCGCGACCTTCTGCTTATCCTATACCAGCGTGGCTTCAACTTCCTGCAAGACCAGCGAGACCAGGCGATCGTGGACATCGGATCCATAGGCCTGGCGTATGCCGTGAGAAGGGCAACGCATGGCACGAAGTAAGCCCAAAGACCACACGGGGCGGGAGTTCCCTACAGTGCGCGACATGTGCAGGGCTTACGGGATAAGCACCGCCACATTTTACGCAGCCCTGGACGAGGGGGCGCCGCTGGAGGAAGCCCTCCGCCCCGAAAAAGAAAATACTACCGTTATAAAATAAAATATTCACGCACCGCGAGGGCCTTATGGCCTATGCTGGCGTCCTTCACTGGGAAGACATCGAGGATCAGGTCGTCCCGGTATCCATAGAATCCGTTAACAACCGCTGGAAGTTCGATAAATCATAATTTTATACAATTAACTATAGATGTGACTAACTTCAAAGAATTAGGGCTAATATTTAACTATACTTATAAACAGATACGGGAAGCACCCGGATAACTAAGAGGTACAACAGCATGAAATACTTTAACGCAAAAATCGAGCTCGCCCTTAATGCCGCCAAGGCCGGCCGCGAACCTTACCAGCTTAACCGCGGGAGGAACGAGGTGCTGAGCGCCTACGCCGCAGGCCAGCGTGAAGGCTTCGAGAATGAATACCTTAATTTTGACGGAGTGTGGGCGAAAGACGTGCCTGCAATCGTAGAGGCCCTGAGGGAGTTCGGCGTGGACTACATCACCGTCAGCGACACCAGCACGGAACTCATGGCGATCTTAGCAGCATTCTATAACGAGACCTGCGACATCGTGGGCATGACAAAAGTTAACCACGGACTCGGCTGGAACCCTGAAGAGGGCCCGGAGCAGGTGGACGCCCTGCTTATCAGCATCTAATCATCAACGGCCCCGGAGCGCCGGGGCTTCCGTACAAGGAGAATACAATGGACGGAAAAGACCTGAAGCTTATCAGGAGCGTGCTGGGCTTAACCAGGCAGGAAATGGCCGACAGGCTATGCGTAAGCGCGAGCCACCTCGCGCACGTAGAGGAGGGCGCCAGAGACGTAAGTCTTCCGCTCCACAGCAGAATAATGCGCATAATGCGCTCCGATGAATTCAGCCGCAGAACCACCCGCCTCAACGATATAGGGCGGGAGCTGGAGCACCTGGAGAAGCGCGGCGACCTTAAAGGACTAACAGACAAATAAACGGAGACACTCAAATGTATTATGTTATTGAAACCTTACGCGTAATCGGCGACATCACGATTAAGGCCACCAAGGGCCTGGGGTACGCCATCGGAGCCCTTCTTTTATGGGCCTGGCTTTACTGCATCCTGGTGCTGGTTTTAGCACTATAGAGGTTATAGCCATTTAAGGCTTGGATAGGAGGCGCAAAGTGATAGGAATAAATGATCTGATAGGCCCCGCCGCGCTTGACGTAGTGCGCGGGCTAGACTTTAACGACCGCATGAGCCGCATCGCCGGCATTCGCGAAGAACTGGAAAGAGAACACAGGAACGGGGAGATTTAAGCCGTGACTATAACCAACGAGTTAACCCGCAAGATAATACTCATGCTTGTATTTGTCGCCCTGCTGCTTTTAACACAATACCAAAGAGGAGAGATCGCCAGGCTGGAAGCCAGGCGGTCGGAACTAGAGACGACCCTGGAAGCAGAGCGCATAGCGACAGCTGCAGCGGACGCCGAGACCAGGAAGCTCACGGCGAAGGTCGCGGAGCTCCGCAGGAAGGCGACCAAGAGGGAGGATCAACTCAATGCCACAATTAAGCAGAAAGCGCAGGGCGATCCCTGCCTGGAGCGCCGTGTGGATGCTGCTATTATTGAGCAGCTGCGCGGCTCCGCCGCAGGCTCCCGCGATACCCGCGGCACTAACTGAGCCGTGTGCGCGGCCGGAGCTTAACGGCGAGACCTACGCCGACATCATCCGACTAGCCGCGCGACAGCGCGACGCCCTGGAGGAATGCAGCGAGCGCCTCCGGAGCATAAGAACCATAAATGAGGATAATCAAAAATGACAGAACAAGAACGCGAGGAGCTTAAGAGACAGCTACAGCTATACCGTGGGGCGCTCCAATACTACAGGGAACAGCTTACCGAAGCGAGGGACGTGGCGGAAATCCTAAGTTACGTCATCGATATGTTCACTGACCGCCACCCGGAGTACGCCGAAGAAATCCTGGCCTTAATAGATATAAGTAAGGACGACCTGGAGGAAGACTAAAAAATGAACCTTTGCAAAGTGTAGTATTGCAACAGTTCGGAAATACCGAACACTTGAACTTGTCGGAAAAGCTGACAGGTTCATTATGAAGTTTGGAGAGGTTAAAAGGTATGACTAAAGAAGAAAAAACATTACAGAAATTCGCCAGACAGTTATCTGCAATGTATTCAGAAATGTTCTGTTGTTCCGTAGAGATTGATATCTGTGAGGCTCCGAGAGATTACTACATTCCTGGTAAAGGAACCGCATACTACTTGTGTTCCGTGACGATAGACGGGGAGCAAATCTACGGCTCATATGGGGTCACATCAATTCTTCCGAATGATATGATGCAAGAGATTACGGAATTTGCTCATGAAATTGTCTTTCATGAATATTTCTTGGTAACGAAGTTCGATTTGAACGGTTTTTGAATAGTTTTGAACAGTTACTGTTCGGTTATTCCGAACGGTTGCAAAATTTACAATAGTTGAATCTGAACCCGCCAGTTTTTCCGACAGGTTCATTGTTAGGTTATTATGAAGTTTGGAGAGGTTAAAAGGTATGACCTTATCGAATTTTTCAGAGGCCTGAAGCAATTCAGCCTGTGGCACCGTAAGCAGATCAGTATTTACCTGTACGCAGGACCAGGCCGAAAGCAATGGATCAGGAAGCCCTTAACAGATGAACTGCTTCGGGATTATGGAGGCTTCCTTATCGACGACATGCTGGTGCAGGGCGAGACCCTGGCCATATACATGAATGCTATTTACCACGCATAAAAAAGCCCCCAGCTTTACGGCAGGGGGCTATTATTCACGGTAAATTTATACAGATATATTAGGATAATAACTAATGACACCGGCGAAGCTTCCGGAGGTACAACAGCAAACCATGAAGCCCCGCCAGGTATCTCAATTATACACGGCCTCCCGTAGGGGCACAACGGTTATTTTTTAACGCTTCCAACAGCAGATCCTGCACTTCCTTCTTAGACTCCCGTCGAGCCATA